CTAGCAGCTACGGTCGGTGAGTTGCGTGAACTTCCGGCATTTCTGTTCCAGACTGGGAAACGAATCTTACGTCGTGGTGTTAAAAAGACACTTACGATCGACAGAATCGGTGATTTCCATCGTGCTCCCGAGCAGGTAGGTTCTACCTTCCTTGCTTGGCAGTACGGTTGGAAGCCTTTAATCGCAGATCTGAAGAAGGTGCTTGATTTCCAGGCTCACGTGTTAAAGCGTGAGCAGGAGATTAAGAACCTTTACAGCAAAGGCGGTCTAAGTCGCACATTCCAGATCAGTACGGATCGTGCAGAGCAGCATTCGACGAATACTTTTGTCGAAAGCTATCTCTTCACTATGTACAGCGCTGATTATACAATCAGCACTGAGAGGAGGAGATGGGGGTCAGCCAGATGGCTGCCCGATCATCCTTCTCTTCCGCCTACTGACGCGAAGCTTCACGATCAAGCGAAGCAAGCGGTGTTGGGTCTATCACTGTCTCCGAGGACGGCATGGGAATTAATCCCATGGTCGTGGCTCATTGATTGGTGTTCTTCAGTTGGCAACTACCTTGAGTCCGAAAGGAACACGGTAGGAGCTACCTGCGCGGGTGCGTGTCTTATGACACACACACGAACGACCCACACATTCCGGAGTATGCAACACTCCCTTCCGGGGGTGTCTGGTATGGGGGAGGCTACTTGCGTCGTTGAAACGAAGCAACGATCCCCATATCTTTCTCCTGTCATCTTCGCCGACATCCCTTTCTTGGGGCGTCGGCGAGAGTCGATACTTGGTGCGCTTGCGCTGCAACGTACTAAGTTGCGGCGTTAGACTTCGCTTTAAGGCCGCAGAATGCGGTCCTGGCGATGCAACCAAGAAAGTAGGCACTAAATGTTGGGTGACACTCTCGTCGTCACGGTCAACGCTGTTGCGAAGACCTTGAAGAAGATCGATGGAAGTTCTCCGTACCAGGGCGAATACCTCCTTAGGGAGGCTACGCAAGAGTTCCGCGCGAAAGTGCGGCACTCCCTGGAAAAGAATTTGACCACTGGTCGTCAGATGGATCGACATAATGTCGAGCTCACTCAGACGATCTTCGCGGACGGGACGACGTATCTTACGCCTCTCGTTCGCCAGGTTTACACTGTCATCCGGAATGCTACCGGTGACAGCGCGACGGCTGTGGACTGGTTGTCCGACAGCCTAGCCGACTGGGTCAAAACCAACGCTCCTCTGCTCGTTGGGTGGGAGTCTTAGACTCTCGTTCCCTGAGTAGTTAGCGATGGTACTTCTATCGCGTTGATATCTCTACCAACGGTCACCTAGCCATAGAGCACTCTCAACATCCATTAGGACATTGAAATGCAGAATAGCTATGTTAGTTGCCTACAGGGACTGTACGAGAGTATCCTTACGGATATCTCTCGGACGTTTCCTACGTACCACCGTGAGGCGGAACGTGACATGTCACGGATCCTCCACTTAATTGAACACAATGGGATCGAGATACTAACGATCGCATTCCCCTTCGTGGGTAAGCACCTCGATAAGGCGCTCTCACGTGGGGTCCTAACCTCTACCAGAGCTATGGGGTTCGCCCCATATGGTAAAGGCACCACAGTCCCAAGACTTT